GCAGGCGAAAGTCCTGATGATGTCAATACGTTTACTAACGCTAACTGGCAAGATGTAGACGGTAATATATACGCTGTTTGTAGTACAGTCATCAAGCCGATTGTGTTGCAGATGTTTGGTCAGCCAGTGGCAGACAGCATATTAACAGCAGAAGGTGCTGATACGGCATTAGCACAGCAAGCACTAGACGTAGCTGTCATGTACTCAGAGGGTGTTAAAATCACTCCTGAGAGTATTATCATAGCGGTTGATATTGACCCTATGGAAGCGTTCGCAGCTATGGGTTTAACACCTATACAAAATGAAGTAGGAATTAATTAAGGAGATTTATATGGCTAGTTTAGGTGAAGTAGTTTCAACAGCATTAACAGGTGGCGATTCACCAGTGTTCAACAGTACACCCAAAGAGATTAAGGCGCTAGAAAAACAATCGTCCAATACATCTGCTGGTGTAGATGCAGTTAATGCTAAGGTCGATGCACTTACAGAGGCATTCACTAAGTTCTTAGAAGCGCAAGCTGTGGCTGTAGAACCAGAGCAAGTACCAGAGCAGGAGCCTGAGAAGGCACCAACTAAAGCTAAGACAACTGCTAAATAAACAGGTAGACCCGCAAGGGTTTACTTTGAAGTACTATGATAATCCTGTCCTACCGTCGGCTGCCCTTATGGGTAAAGGTTGTAACGGCATGAGCGTGACACATGGTACTTCAAAGTAAATCTAACTAAGAGGAGAATAGTACTATGGAATTATTACAGGCGGTAAACACTGTTCTACCTCATTTAGGTGAACACGTAACAACACGTATTGAGGGTGCCCAGCATCCTACAGTAGACTTAATTATGGCAGCTATTGAGAGACAACGCTTAACTGTACTTTCCACTGGTTTATGGTTCAACGAATTAGTAGTCACTCTACCCGTCAATACTGATGGGCAGATTGATGTGCCTTATGGTACGATAGCAGTGTACGGTATAGATTGTGCCGTAGAGATTGAAGGTGAGAACTTCTTTGACTTACTGAATGGAACTGCCTACTTTACTGCACCTATCAAAGTTAAACTTATTAGAGACATTGCCTTTGATAAGCTACCTATTAATGTCGCCTTAGCTATTACGTATGCTGCTGGTGCTGAAGTGTACCTACAAGATTATGGTCGTGAGAACTCCGTAGAGGAGCTACAACGTATGGCTGATAGAAGTTGGGTACTGGTGCATCAAGAGGACTTACGGAAGCGTAAGTACAACACACAACGACGTGCACGTGGTAGATATACTGGTGCTGTACAGTTTAGATAACAGGAGGCACTATGTCAGTCTATGAAGGTGTATACAAATCGTTCCTACAAGGGGTATCACAACAGACCCCTCAAGAGCGTACAGACGGTCAGTTAGGTGAACAGATTAATATGCTGTCTGACCCAGTTACAGGTCTACGTAGACGGGGCGGTGTGAAGTTCGTTAAGAACCTATCTGCTGTACCTGCTACTGCGTATATCGAGATTGTAGAGTTCAACGGTGACCCACTAACGGTAACTATTGATACTGTGACGGGTACTTTACGTGTGTACAGTTCATTTGCTACAGATACAGTTCTACGTCTAGAGAAACAGAATGATTACTTCAAGGCATCTAGTAAGAAGGTTATCCGTACTACAGTTGCTAGAGAGAAGTACTTTATAGTTAATACAGAGAAAGTACCTACTAAAACAGCCTTAGCAGTTAATACCCGCAAACATCCAGATAAGTTTGGGTACTTGAGTATTAGAGGTACAGAGTTCAGTAAGACGTTTACAGCCACTATTACGTATGGTGCTTTTACAATTACAATTACACAGACTGCGAGTGCTGATACGGCTGCAACCGCAGCACCAGAGTATATTGCCCAAAGGTTTTATACAGGCTTAGTTAATACCCCTACCTTCATGGCTATATTTAATGTTACCCGTGACGGTAACACTGTGGCTATTGAAGTTAAAGATAAGAACTCTACAGGTATAGTTAGTGTTGAGTCTACTACTACAGGTGGGTACATGAAAACCAGTGGTAACTCTAGATTAGATAGTAAGTCTGAGTTGTTAGGCGTACTACCAGCATCATTAGATGGTTACACTATGGCTGTAGGTAATACAGGTAATAGTGCGTACTACCAATATGAGCATAATGCTAAGCAGTGGGTAGAGGTAGGTGTGTACGAAATACCATATAAAATCTCTAATGAACCTATGTACATTGCTTTAGACACTGCGGGGGTTCCTGAGTTAAAAACTTTAGGTATTAAGTCCCGTAGTGCTGGTGATGAAGATAATAATCCGCTACCTAAGTTTATTGACTACGGTATTACAGGTATCTCCTCCTATCAATCTAGGTTGGTTATACTGAATGGTTCTTATGTGAATCTCAGTAAAACTACAGACTACAGTGAGTACATGCGTACATCTGTTACTGAGTTACTAGATGATGATGCTATTGAGATTGCCAGTGCAGCTTCTAGTTCTGCTCAGTATGAGTACGCACTAGCTTATAATAAGGATTTAGTACTAATCGCACAGGGACAACAGGCTGTAATACCTGCCAATGCGACTGTACTGACCCCTAAGACTGCCGTGATATACCCTAGTACCAAGATTGACTTATCTCTCGCTGTACAGCCTGTGGTAGTCTCTCGTACGATGTACTACGCATATCAACGAGGCACTGATTACTACCAGATAGGTGAGTTCATTCCTAATACCTATACGGAAGCACAGTACTACTCACAGAACATCACAGACCACATTCCGCTATATGCTGAGGGTATCTGTACATCTATGGCTGCTAGTTCAACTAACAATATGGTAGTCATGAGTTCTGACGGGTACTCTGTCTTAATAAATCAATACATGTGGCAGGGTGACGATAGACCCCACATGGCTTTCCATAAGTGGGTGTTCAATCGTAAGGTAGTGCACGTACAATTCCTAGAGGAGTTTCTTGTTCTATATATGGATGATGGTGCAGGTAAGATTGTAATAGGTACGCTAAATGTCCAACTTAATCAGTTAGATAATAAACCTATACCTTACTTAGATTTATACCACTACATCGATGTTGTAGACGGCGAGGCTACTCTGGATGTACATGAAGTCACTTCGCCTGTAACCAACTTTAATGATATGGTTGCAAGCATCTATGACTCCAGAACACAACGACATAAGCAGGTACAGTTCGAGGTAGATATATTTACCTTCAAGTGCCCTTACGAGGGTCGTGTAGCTTTTGGTGAGGTGTACCCTAGCACATTCACCCTAACACCGCCATTCATTAAGGATGACGCAGGTAAGGTAATTGCAGGTACACGCAGCACAATACAACAGTTACGTATGACCTTCAAGAATACAGGGTCATTTGATGTTAGTGTTAAAGATACTATGGGTACAGCGTACATAGGTGAGGGGAGTACAGCACTCACTTGGTCAGAAGTAGACTTAGGTTACTCTTGGGTAAACAGTATAGGGGCAGTTACTATACCATGTAGAACACGTTTAGCTAGTACAGAGTGTACAGTTAGCACTACAGGTACAACTGATATGAATCTCGTAAGTACAGAGTATGTCTTACGTATAGCACAGAAACGACGGAGGTTATAATGAGCGCACTATCAACAGCAATGCAGGGGGCACAACTAGGCGGTAAGTTCGGTGGTGCCTATGGCGCTGCTGGTGGTGCTATCTTGGGTTTCCTTGCAGGTTCTAAAGCTACAAAAGAAGCTAATGAAGCTACTAAGAAATATAATGACCAAGTAGTTAAGTACGCTGCACAAGACTTATTCGATTTACGTAGACAGCAGAACGTAGAGAACGTACGCACTGCTCAAGCCTTGGCAGCTTACCAATCTAATAAGCAAGTACAGAACAGTGCTATCACAGCCTCATTAGGGGCTGCTGATATCATTGGTAGTTCTGCACAGGCTTTAAAGCAGGTAATGGACTTCCAGACACAAGAGGCTAAAGCTGAGGCTATGTTGAACTGGGAGACTGGTATTGAGAACTACAACACTACTATCGACAGAGCAGAGAACCAACGTAATCAGCAGTTCAAGAGACAGAACGCTGCTGGACAAGAGGACTTAGGTGCCCTTGTGAGTGGGGCTGTGGGGGTGTACAATGCGTCTAAGGGTGGGAGTGCCTTAACCTCAGATGATTTTAACATAGCAAAGAATAAAGTTAAGTACGCAGGGTACTCATTAATGGGACAGTTAAGTACGTTATGGGATACTCCTAAAGGTACTACAGTGCAGAACTTAAATAGCGGTGTAGTACAAGACACTATGAAAACTTTTGGTGTGGGTGAACGTCCACGAGTATATTAACTAACGGAGGATACTATGGGAACTTTAGTAGAAGCACCTAATCGTGCAAATGTAGAGATTGGGGGCTTAGCTCCTGTAGACCGTCCTGCTGCGGGTGGTGGTGGTTTAGGTACTTTTTTAGAGGGTATCTTACCAGCAGTTAATAAAGAAATTGATATATACCAAGAGGCTAATCAGGATAGATTGGTAGCTTTAGGTCAGAATGATAAGTTAAATAAGATGTACCGTGAGGTTAGTGTACTAGACCGCCAAGCATATCAACATGGTAGGTCTTATCAAGATGCACTTAATGGACAGATTCTCCTAGCTCAAGACTTTCAAAATAAAGTAGATGAGTTAGATAGAACTAATCCAGACCCCGATGCACTTATACAGTTACAGTCCGAGTACAATAATGCTTCTGTAGATAATATACACCTATCTAAATTACCTGTAGGCATGAAGAAGCAACTCTATGGCGCACAATTAAAACAGAACGCTGTGTACACTAAAATGATTGATACTAAGTTGAAGCGTATTACTGCGGATAACGTAGCTGTTACACGTATGAACTCTTTAGCTATGTTAACTAAGAATATTGTACGTGGGGAGTACACACCAGAAGAACGTGTAGTACTGCTTACAGCACATAGAGACAGCCTGTGGGCAGGTATGCGCATAGTTGATTCCGAGGTATCTGTAGAGGATATGGATGCAGCATACCAAGAGGATGTTCTTGCAGTAATGACTTACGCACTGACTACAGCACAAGCTGGTGAAGATGGTGCAGCCAACATTGCTTTTATGGATGATTTAACTGCTACTGTAGAGTTAATGGAGGGGGTCTCTTTAAAGACAGCTACAGCTATTAGTAAGAAGAACATGGAGTTCAAGGCAGAGGCTATTGCTATTAATGACACACAGATAGCTAGAGAAGTTGATGATTTCCTTAAACGTGTAGAGTTACAGCCTGATTCTGTGAGCGGTGATGATTATCAGGCATTAGATAATAATATTAATTCTATGGACAATATTAGCCCATCCGCTAAAACTGCTATGAAGAAACAACTAAGCAGTTCTTTTGTAAGTAGATATAAAGCTCTAAGTTCGGGGCAGAAGTTATACAACCCTACGGAACTATCTGTTACAGATGCAGAACGTATGGGTGTATCCTCTAGCCAATTAATATCTGAGGCACGTACCGAGTACCTACAGAAGTTTGATGGTGATAACTTCTTAGCAGGTCGTGAAATGATTAACCAGTTTGGTTTAGGTAGTCAATATGACTCTGCTGGTGTACAGGCAGGTGCCGAACTCTTTGCAAGACCTTTCATTGGTTATGTCAAGATGGGTGCAGAGGGGGTTGTAGGTGATAGGTATACTACACTAAGAGAATCTAACTTTAAGACTTTCTCTGACCTTTATAGAAGTACTGTCTCAGCTAACGGGAGTGCTGCTGCTGATTTAATGGCAGGTATCCCAGATGACTTACGTAACGCTTTTATTACTACTATGCAATCTGGGGGTTCTCTTGAAGATGTACGTATCGCAGCACAATCACCAGTAGCTAATGCAGCTTCGTATGATAATATACGTAAAGCAGCAGGGGGTCTAAAAGCGGATATGTTTGGGTTGGGTGGGAGTCCTATTGGGGATACATTTGCTGGTAGGAAGTCTATGTCTAAGAAGATACAACAGAATTATATGGATGGTATGAATATAATTGTTGCTGAATCATTCCCTGACTTAGTAACACGTATGGGTGCAAGTACCAACTCTGAGGAGTTAGGTGTACTTATACAAGAGTACCAATTACCTTCCTCTGGTGGGTACACTGCACCCCTAACTAATACGCGTGTGTACACACAGTTAAAACAAGCTAAGACTGCTAATGGCGCACCTTTAGGCTTAGAGTTCATATCGCAAGCTGATGTTGCTGTACGTAAACAGTTAGCAGAGAAGTACAGCGATGCTACTGCGCAGGTCTTACCTGACGATGTAATTGTACGTTTTAATAGTACAGGGGAGTTCGCTACATACAGCTTATATGATACTACTACAGATAACAAGATGGGACTGGTAGATGGTAAAGGTAAGTTAGTGCGTACTATAGAAGTACCTACTACTCACATCTTAGATGGTGCTGAGCGTATATATAATTCAGACAGCCAACGTAAACTTAAACCTACTGTTAAACAGCAACGTGAGAAGGAAGCAGCCACTACAGTAGGTACTGGTACTATCTACAACCAGACGACTAAGCAACCTAGTAAGATTAAACTAACAGTACCTTATGCAAAGATGGTAGGGGATAATGTTGATGTAGGTACAGACTTAACCAGTTTCTTAGGTGATTGGTGGGGTTTTAGAAGTACGCCTGTAGAGACAGATTCAGGTATGTCTTACGGTATTGGTGCCAACGACAAGATGGTACACGATAACTTAAAGCAAGAGTTCATAAATGCAGGTAAGTCCGGTAAGCCACAGGCTGCTATTGACGTACAAGCTAAACTGTTTGAGTCTAGATTCCGAGCTGTAGATATGAAACAAGCCTTTCAACGTGTAGGGGTTAAAGCTCCCGATAAGAACCTATACCCTAAGAAGAACCTACCTGCTGTACGTTTACTACATGCAGCAGCCTACTTCGACGGTAACACAGGTCTTTATGGAAACAACAAAGGTGTTAAGGGAGTTGTTGCTGCTATGAGTGCCCCTAATTATAAAGCAGGGGAGGCATTATTTAAAAAGACTAAGTTGTATGACCCTACAGGTGGGCAAGCTAATCGTAACAAGGCTCTACTAGAACAGTTACGTGAACACTATAAATCGCAAGGTAAGAAATAACAGGAGATTATTATGGCAGGTGAAATTCGACAATCTCTAGGTATGCCTTTTAAAACAGGTATTACTCAGAGTCCTAACGCAGGTGCTAACTTAGATGATAACTATACTTTAGAGGCTAGTACTACAGAGGCAGCTGCTGCGTCGGAGTACACCACAGCCTATGCTCCAGAAACACCTACGGGTGTTGTACCTAAATCTTCTAATGTTCTAGCGGATGAGGCTTTTGTACCCAAAGAACGTGCTTCTGTGTTGGCTACTATAGGTGCTAACATGGGGCGTGGTGGTATTGCTGCTTGGCAGACCGTTGAGTCTTGGCAACAAGAGACAGACTATAACTGGAACCCTACACCATTCATTGATACTTTAGGTAAGCAGATGGGTGGTCTATCACAGAAGGAGATTAAATACTTAGCATCTTCTGTATCGGAACCTGATTACAAGCAGAAGATTACTAATATGTTAGATGTTAGAGATAGAGATAACGCAACTAGGCATAACCCTGTTACAGGAGCCTTAGCCTCTATTATTGATGTAGATATACTTATTGGTGCTACACCTTTTAAAGTAGGTAAGGCGCTTGTTAATGCTTCTAAGGTAGGGCGCACAGCAGCTCGTGTAGGTAGTGGTGTAGTTGTTGGTGGCGCTACTGCTGGTTTCTATGCTGCTGCTGGGGAGAACACCACACGTACAGATGACCAGATATTCTGGGATACTGCTATTATGGGTTTGTCAGGTATGCTAAGACCTATGGCTAAAGGTAACACGGTTGCTCCTGTGGTAGATGCTGCTGGAGCTGTTAGGTTAACAGACGCTACAACTGCACGAGAAGTAGCACTTGCTGCTGCTGCACGCCAGCACGATGAAGCTGTGGATGTAGTACTACGTGGAGAAAGTATAGAAGCTGCTAAGGCAGCCCAACGTAGTACTAGAGCAGATACAGCTAGTATGGAGGCTTATGAGAAGGCTTTAGCAGCAGCTAAAGTATCTGGGCGTACAGATGCGGAGATACTGTTAGAGCCTAAGCACATACGTGGACAGTTACGACAAGCACGTGCTGCGGAACGTTTAGAGGCTATAGCTGAGGTGGAGGCTACTAAACCTGTACCCTCTGTGCCTACTACCCCTATTGTTAGTACTGACAGTGCTGCTATCAAAGCATTGGAGACAGAGTACAAGGCTGCACAAGAGGCTATAGAGCTGGAGTTTAAGAATAGTACTACAGTACCACCTGCTGCATCTACATCTGCTGAGAGGGCAGCACAGGAGGTTTTAGATGACTTAGCTGCACCTAGACCTACAGGTACACCTACTGACCAGATTAAAAAGACCAAGTGGTATAACAAGTTCTTTAGTGTGGCTGATAGGCTTGACCACTATGCCCAGAACCTACCAGATGACCACGTTGTTAAGCGCCTACTCAGTAGCCCAGCAAAACATGATGGTGCTGATGCGACAAGTATACGCAACGTATTCCAGTATGACTACATGCACAAGATGAGCGCGATATCTGATGAGTTCATACAGGCTATTAAAGCACGTGGGGTGGGTACTGGTCTATTCAGTCGGGGTAAAGGAGATTTCGCTAAGGCACGTAAAGAGGTTGGTTTAGATTTCCAAGTTGCTATGCAGAAAACAGATTCAGAAGCCTTAGCTTTTCGTTCACGCACTGGACAGTATCCTGATAAGGTTACACTAGATGCAATGGTTGCTCGTAATGCAGGTTCGCCCGAGATAGAAATCCTAATGCAGAAGTACATAAACTCGGACTTAGCAATTAAAACTCATGCTGATATGTTAGCGTCAGGTAAGTATATGGTGGAGCAGATGGACGAGTTGGGCAATAAAACTATGGTTAATCTTATGGATGATATTATAACTAGACCAACATATCTACCTTTAAAGCATGATTATGAGAAGTACTTTGAAACAGTGTTTACTAAAGGACTTGCTACCGCAGATGAGGCAGCTTCTTTTATTGGGCACCAAATAGCTAAGATGTACCCTACCTTATTAAACCCTATACGCTCTAACCCTAACTTCAAGCTCACAGAGACACAGTTAGGGCAGCACTACATAGCTACACAGAAGGATACAGCTAGAAGTTTAGCTGATGTTACTGCGTCAGGTTTAAGTGTTGAGCAGATTGCTAAGGTGTTAACAGAGACAGGTGAGATTAGTGTTAAAGATTCTGTAAGAATAGCAGAGGATATGTTCAAGAGTATGCACGAGGCTGGCACTTCGCTACCTAAGCATCTACGTAGACGTATTGAGTGGGATTGGGATACAACCTTTAAAACTGAATCAGGTTATGATTTAAGTATGCGTGACTTCATTAATGATGACGTTATGCTTAACCTAGAAGATTATACTAGGGGGGTTGCGAACTCTAATGCACTAGCAGCCGTAGGTATTAAATCTGAGGCTGAGTTACTTAATGCTCTGGATGAGGTTATGGATGCTCTACCAGCAGGGACAAGTGCAGGTGAGGCTAGAGCATTTCTAAAGAATGTAGCTGACTCTGTGCAGGACAAGGCTATTGAGGGTACTCAGTTACCCACAGGTGTACGTATCGCGCAATCCGTAGCTGGATTGTATACTCTAGTTAACGGTGGTATACTGAGCTTAATGGAACTTGCTACACAGACACAGAAAGTAGGACTACTAAGAAGCATCCCAGCTATGCGACAGGGTATGAAGGCTGTATTTAAACCACTAAGTAAATTTAACTATGAACAAGCTACAGAACTTCAAGATATACTTACTGGTAAGATTCTAACCACTTCACAGTGGAAGAACTTTACGACACGTACATCGGATAACTTTGCAGTGACCTCAGGTCTAGTTGAAGCCTCTGAGTTTGCAGGACAGGCTACACGTTTTGCTAACTTATCTGAATATGTCCGCAGATTTCAAGTGGGTATTTTAGCGTCAGTTTATGCAAGTACTTTAAAGAAAGCTATGGGCGGTTCAGTACGTGACCTTAAATTTCTAACTGATGAACTTAAATTAAGTGATTCACTTATTGAAGGTGTTCGTAAAGAATTTAGTACGCATGGCACTAACGTCGATGCGTGGGCACAGGGGGTACGTGTACCTTTTGAGCGTCAAGTATTTAATAATGCAGATAACATGGCACTATCTATACAGCGTGGTGAGACTCCAGCCCTAATGGAACACTCTGCTGTAGGTAACGTTATCTTACCATTTATGCAATTCTCTTTCTCAGCTCAGAATAAAGTTATGCGTAGAACACACAGACGTGACGGTAATGCTGGTTTTGCTCTATTAATGGCAGTACAGTTACCTACAGCATTTCTCATTGGGGGTGCTGTTAATGTACGTCGTGGTAAGGAGTTAGATGAGGATATTGAGATTAATGCCTTACGCGCCCTTAGTGGTTTCGGGTCTATGAACTTCTTTGCTGAGTTGGCTTTTGCAGGTATGGGTGAGGGGGGTGCTATCGCTACTGTGCCTTTCGCTAAAGGTCATAATTTAATTAAAGGTATAACTACAGATGAGGATTACAGCCTAAAGGATGCTCAAAGAGACTCCCCTTTAAACTCCTTCTTAATACTTAGTCTACTAAATAACGCATTTGATGAGGAGTCCTAAATGATTAACACCAAACGCTCTTACACAGAGTACAACATAACAAGCTCTACCACAGACTTCGCCATAGGTTTCGATAACTATGGTGTGGGGTCTAAAGATATGATTGAGGTCACGCTTGATGGTGTTAATGTAGAGAACTTAGGTTACTCACTACGCCTAAAGAACGCCCAAGTACTTGAATTAACACCTGCTGTCGAGGCGGGTGTAGTACGCTTACAACGCATTACAGATATCGATAACTCTTTTCATAAGTACACAGCAGGTGCCTTATTCACTGCTAAAAGTATGGATGAGAACTTTGAGCAGATTAGGCACTCACAACAAGAAGTTAGTGATGGTTTTGGCTTCCTAGCTGATAGTACTTATAGTGTTGTAGCTAATGCTAATGCTGCTGCTGATAGGGCTAATACTGCTGCCGATGCTGCTAATGCTGCTATCTTTGGTAAAGTTAGTACAACTAATGTCTTAAATCCTCAAGGTTTAACTCAAGAGTCTATTAATATAACCACTCTGGCTTCTTTAGATGCTCAGAGATATGATACAGGTATTATAACTTGGTCAGGTAGTACATTAGCAGAGCGTAACCGAAAGTACATTTACGCGAGTGATTATGGTATTTTAGGTAACGCTACAGACGAGAGTTCTAAACTTGTTGATTTGTTTGTAGCAGGTGCAGGTAAGACTATTGTTTTTGATACAGGTATAGGTAAGGTGATAGGTTACAATCCTATCCCACAACGTATTGTCATCAAGGCACATACTACTGTACACACAGGTGGTGTTACTTTTAAAGAACTAAATGCTGGTGGTGATTACCGTTTTGCTACAGAGGAGGGTGTTAAGGTAGATAGATTAATTATACAAACATTTGCCTCTGATAATAATCGTGGTATAGGTATTGAGGGTTCTGATACACAGGTTGGGTATCTATCTTTAAAGTCTAATACCACAACAGGTGTAGCTAACTTACGACGTAGAGCTTTAAAGATTGGTATTGAGGCTGGTGAGTACTTACATAATATTAAAATAGGTTATCTAGTTATTGATAACTGGGATTATGGTTTTATGGTACACAATACTAAGGGATTAAATATTCTAGGCTTAGAGATTACTAACTTTCGTCAAGGTGGGTGGTTAAGTAATGTAAGTTATTCATGCGTGCGTGCAGGTACTATAAAATTAACGTCGCCGAACTCTACAGGGGTTGCAGGTGAGAATGGTATTATAGTAGAGTCTCAAGAGCATAATGGTTCACGCTCTTTAGTATTTGAAAACATTACAGTGCATGACACTGGTGAGCATGGTTTCAGGTTGGGTGGTGATAAAGTTATACGTGACGTGTACTACATTGGTTGTAACACTCGTAATACAGGTGTAGGTACAGTAATGAATCATGGTGGTTCTGGTTTTAAGGCGTTAGGTTCTACAAGACCAACTGCTGAGCCAGAATCCTATAATAGTTACCATCAAAACATTCACTACATTAGTTGTTTAGTGGAGGACGTTAATCCACGATTCACACCTATTAGCACAGGTACAGGCACTAACAACTTTGATGGTTTTAATATTGGTAAAGTTGATGGTTTTACAATCACAGATTGTGAAGTACGTACAACTAGACCCGATTATTATAACGCCCCAAATAGCACACCCCCAACGTACTCTTGTGATAATGGTATTGCTATCGTAGGGTGTAATAATGGTGCTATCAATAACTTCCGTAATGAAAAATCAAAGTACTATGGTATCTATGTATTTGATGTTGCTAACACAGATACAGCTTATTGGGGTACAGCCAGTAATGACATTAGTATTAATGGTGGCACCATTAATACGCCTAATGTGGCAGGTATTGGTATATATAATGCTAATGGTCAAACTATACGTAGGTTATCTAGTTCCGGGCTTAATGTGATTGGCGCACCTTTTGCACATAGGGACGCTGGTATAGTAGCACCCATTAACTCCTGTAGACTTGCAGGTACTAATTTAGGTGCGCCCACGTACAACTTCGTAAATTTACAAACGGTCACCTTCCAGCTATTTGGTAACTTCGTGGGTGCAAATAACTGTAAAAATGGTAGTTCTTTTGTGGACGAAACTACAGGTGCTTTTAAATTCCGTAGAACTGGTACTTGGGTTGATTTATAAATAAGGAGAAATTATGTCTGTTATAGAACAGGTCTATGCTGCTGCTGTTCTATGGTGGATAGGTTTAGATAAATTTCCGCTTATGAGTGGTACTACAGCTATGGTTGTAGCATCGCTTCGTATGCGGAGTGCAGGTAAATTCGTATGGTCAGAGGCACTACTTTGTGGTGTCTTTGCTATCTTAGCTACAGTAAGTTTAGGTTTCCTAAGCGTACTGTTAGTTATGGATATCCCATTGGAAGTAAGCAGTGGCATCGGTGGTGCTATTGGCTGGTACGGTACAACTCGTACTGTAGAGTTCTTGGAGAGTAAGCTAGGAGGTAAGAGCAATGGTTCTAACAAAGAGTAGTTTCGATGTGCTTCGTGAGGAGTTGTTCGGTGGTTCCCTGAGTGTTATACAGGTAGATTCATTAAATTATCTAGTACAACGTTGTGAGGAGTTCGTCCTTACTTACCCTGAAGCAGCTTATGTATTAGCTACAGCATACCATGAAACAGGTTATGTCCAGAATGGTGTTATGGTTCGAGATATGTTACCTATTAAAGAACGTGGTGGTGAGGCGTACTTACGTAGTAAGCGGTACTACCCACACGTAGGTATGGGCTATGTCCAGCTAACTTGGTTAGAGAACAAGGTACGTGTTGGTAAGTTGTTAGGTATTGACCTCGTTACTGACCCTAACAGCCTACTAGACCCTGATATTGCATCAGAGATTATGATTAAGGGTATGGTGTTCGGTTGGTTCACTGGTGTAGGCTTCCATCGGAAGTGTCCTGTATATCGCTACAATAAAGCTAGTTATGTACGCGCCCGTAAGATTGTTAACGGCACAGATAAGGCTGACTTAATTGCAGGTTATGCTATGATTTTTGAGAAGGCGCTACGGAGCTAAGGGAGGTAGTATGAGTAAGAAAAGTGCAAGTGTAGGTGCCTTAGAAGAACTCCACGGAGATATCGCTAAGTACCTAAGCTCACGTGTGCGGGACAGTACCACTAACCCAGAAGATGAGGATGACTTTAAGTTACCCTTAGCTACTGGTGAGGTGGCTAACATCATCGCATTTCTAAAGATGAATAACATTTCAGCAGCACCAGACTCAGAAGAAGTATCTGAACTCAACGCAGAGTTCGCTGCTGACTTAGAGGCACAGCGTGTTGCTATTGCAGCGAACCTACTAGTAGCCTCAGATGAGGATATTGAGAAGGCATCATGGTTAACTTAATTCCATAGGGGATAGTATGAGTTTTATTACTGAACAGGTAGCTCGTCGTTTGACGATGCTTACTAAGGAGGCGCGTGTGTGGAATGAATACCCGCATGAGATTCCTAAAGTTAAGCGTGAAGAACTGAGCATGATGTTCGGTAGTACGTTCACTGACTTCCGAGCTTTTGCTGAACTGGGTATGATGTACCTAGGGTTCAAGCTCAGTGTTATCCAAGCAGATATCGCTGAGTTCATGCAGAAGGGTCGCGCTAAGCGGATGGTACAAGCACAACGGGGACAGGCTAAGTCCACCCTAGCAGCCTTGTACTCCATCTGGTTACTTATACAAGACCCTACAACTAATATTCTAATTGTATCAGGTGGTGAGAAGCAAGCATCCGATATCTCCTTACTTATCATTCGTATGATTAATAACTGGAGTATCTTGTGCTGGTTAAGACCAGACGTTGCCAAAGGCGATAGAACGTCCATCAGTTCCTTTGATGTGCATTACAGCCTCAAGGGTATCGATAAGACTGCTTCAGTGGCCTGTGTGGGCATCACGGCTAACCTACAGGGTATGCGTGCAGACTTCATCCTAGCAGATGACGTAGAGACTCAACGTAACAGTACAACACAGACTGAGCGTGCAAAGCTACAAGTACTTATTAAAGAGTTCGCAGCTATCTGTATTACAGGTGAGGTTATGTACTTAGGTACACCTCAGACTAAGGATAGTATTTATCGGCTCCTACCTGCCCGTGGTTACGATGTACGTGTATGGTGCGGGCGTTATCCCACTGATGTAGAACTAGAGCGTTACGGGGCAGGTATAACGATTGCGCCTATGATTATGCAGGGGCTTATCAAAGACCCAGAACTACAGACAGGTGGTGGTATTGAAGGTACACGTGGACAACCTACGGATGATGGTCACATCAACGAGAGTGTCCTACAAGAGAAGGAGCTGGAGTACGGAGAAGAAGGTTTCTCATTACAGTACATGCTAGATACAACGCTCTCAGATGCCCTCAGAACTAAGATTAAGCTATCTGATATGATAGTACTAGACTGTGACAACAACAGCGTACCAGAGAAGCTACACTGGGCTGCAACGCCTACTAAGTTAATCAAGGACAGTAAGCCTAACGTGAAGGATAACCGTATGTACTACGCGAGTGGTGTATCGGATAACTTCATTGGCTTCGATAGAAAGGTTATGACACTTGACCCTGCGGGTGCAGGTGGTGATGAACTATCCTTCGCTGCTGGTGGTGCCACGAACTCGTACATCTATTTACTTAGTACAGGTGGTTTCGTAGGTGGTACAACTAGACCGAACATTGAATCTGTTATTGAGAAGATGATTAGTCTAGATATCCAAGTACTTGACATTGAGAAGAACATGGGTCATGGTACTGTAGCAGCACTATTCGTAGAACGTCTAGAAGCTCTCAGGAACCTCGCTAAGCAGCAGCACGAGCAAGTGCAACCCATGTGTACCAGATTAGGTCTAAATCACCGTGAGCTTGAGCGTACGCTCTCTCTGATGGGTATAACAGAGTACTACGTCACTGGTCAGAAGGAGAAACGTATTATTGATACTATCTCCCCGATTACACGTAGGCACAAATTAGTAGTAACAGTTCAAGCTATTGAAGATGACTGGATGTACTGTCAGAAGCATAACCCTGAGAAGCGGTTACAGTTCTCTGCGTTTCAGCAGATGGGTAACATTACCTATGATAGGAACTCCCTAGTACATGATGATAGAGCTGATTGTATACAACGACTAGTAGAAACACTCTCCCCTCTGTTAAGTAGGGATGAGGAGAAGTTACAGGTTGAACGTGATGAAGCGTTCGTTAAAGGGTTCATGCAGAATCCAATGGGATACGATATTAATATCCTTAATCAATTCGGTGGTGGTAAGCCACGTAGACGTAGGAGTAAAAGATGGAAGTAATCATACAGTTAGTAGCATGTTTACTACTATTTTTATGGGGAATCAAACGCCCTAAGCGTTAAGGAGGTATTATGCTGTATGTACAGATTTCACTATGGACGTTCTTAGTGTTCAGTTGGGTGCTCTGGATGTGGAGCTTTACAAATAAAGAGTGTACGATATTTAAGGAGGATAAGATTAATGAGTAAATTTAGTGTACTATTCGATAAGTTGAAGCAAGCAGCACGTGTTGCTAAAGTTGTGTTGCCTGAAGTACAGGGTGCCGTGGCTATTGCTCAGGCAGTAAATAGTAAATCTAAGTGGAGGTACCAGCCTCGTGTAGCAGCAGTGCTTACGGGTGTGCAGTTAGACTTGCTAGCATTGCGTACAGCTCTGGGGGTTCTGAAGTGAGCTATGAAGCTAAGGTACGTATTGAAGTAACCAACGATGTTCATCAGGCTTTACGTGAACTCAAGCAGGGTGGGGAGAGCTTCAATGAGGTTCTCCGTCGCCTAGTACATAAGGAACCTAAAGATGAGTAAGATTAAGTATCGTGAAGGTATCTACATCAAGTTATCGTAGGTACTGTGGCTATTGCTATGAGGTTCCATCGGGGAGTACTATGTCACAACTCAATTTTTGGTAGAGATTTGTGAGAGGGTATCCCCACTGGAGCGCAGCCGAGTTCCCCCATAGCCCCTGATTAGAGCCTAGACCTGCTGAGAACCCTTAGTACACATATAATGCTTGTGTGTACGTCTGGGATTGCTTAACATGTGAGTATTATTGCATAGGTACATAATCATTGTCAAACTAGTTAATCAATTAATTGTATAGCACTGTACAGCCATAGGATACCGCTAGCGAGTCCTTAGCATTATATAGGTACATACGTGTACATGTACTAATAGAATCGCTTAGATAGCCAATGAGAAGCTATAGAGTATCATCATAGGTATATCATAGAGTACATTAGTATAACTATATAGGTATCGATAGGTATATAGATAGGTATAACATAGAGTAACTCAGTAGTATCCTAGGATATTATAGGGTAGCGCTGGATTGTATGTATACTTGTGTGGGCTTGCCTTTATTGTCTTATTGTGCTAATCGATAGGATAGTAATGAATACTCTTGACTTCATTATAACAATAGTACAGGGACTTCTAAGGAGATTCCTAGCATACTTCTATGATATAAGTCAATAGGTTCTATATCGCTCTGTATTGCGTTCTAAGCTATTGTATATCATTCAGCTACCATTGCATCAGAAGTATTCTATCTCATCAAATTGATATATCTGTGTATCTTCTATTGTACCGATGTATTGGTATATAAGGGATTGCTAGGCTATTACTATTATATAAGTATATATATAGATATCTTTACATTATATCGCTTGTATGTACTAATACGGTATGCTAGGTATCCTACTGATAAGGTATGTATAGATTTATTTATGTGTACTTATATGTATTATGTATTGATATTCATATCGTACTATGGTATTCACACGCAGGCGTTCTATCTATAGCTATAGGTATCCTTAGCTAGCTACTGCCTATCCTTATGCATCGTCTATCTGTACTTGCCTAGGTATACTTATATAACATAGCTTTAGGTATCCTTCGGTATCTTTATTTCTTTATTTCTTATACGTCCGACTTCTGATTAATCCCTTTATAATCATACACTTATATGATTTGAAATACGATTGCTTAGTAGATTAATCCTATATAAATCAACCACTTAACTATTTAGGCTTATAAGCCCTTGATTCAGCAGGGATTATTAATTAATTTCATCTTATTGCACTTATTTATTAAATAGTATTTGACATGCTTGTACGTATGTTCTATCATTCACCTATCGCAGCAACATACAGCGACCAGCTAGACCGATGAGGCTAGCTACACTATATAACAGCTTATTTACTTACTTATTAAATAGTTTAAATAATATTTAAATAAGGTATTGACAAGGGTAGATAAGGCTGTATAATAGGAATCACTGGGTAGGACGACTACTTAGTACACTATTTAAAATCACTGCTTACTACTTACAAACCAGTTACAATTTAGAGTTTGACATACTGATAAAGTATGATAAGATAGTAAGCAAGTTAAGGGACACAAGGTCAGGCTTCTAGCACACTGATAAAGCCAACCAATACCTAGTCCCTTAACAGCATACACCTTATGCCTGTAGCAGTATATAGGACGATATAGAATAAGGTCACGTTATACAGTTGTTAACAGACGATGTTGATAACTCTACTATTTAAACAACTTGATAGCCTGTACTTACCGCCGACTACACGTCTAATGTATACAGCACCATATCACCAGTAAGCATCATGTGATGACTGACCGTATATAACGCTAACATAGCTCGTGAGGTAGTAGTATCTTGTTATCAGCTTGGGTTAAACACTATTTAACAACATTTCTCGTATGTTGGTAAAGGGCGTAGCAGCTCTCAATATACAGCGTGCTACCTACGTTAATGGATATATGCAAGCCTGTACCAGTTATGGGCTTGCATACAAGATAGACTTCTAGGGGGTTTATGTTGTATGCAATCCAGCATAATATAAGGAATAACCATGCAAATCATTACTAATAACCAACCACGCCCATTGTTAGACTGGTATGAGCTAACGCCAGCACAGCAAGCTGACTTTGATTACGAAGGTGCTGATGAAGGTTCGTACTTCATGTACCGTGGACAAGTACATGCCCTTGCTGACTTCCCTGCTTTTGATAGTGCATGGGTAGCACCGCTTGAGGCTGACAGCCCATTCAAGGGGTGGGATGCTGCTAGCCATTGCACATGGTCAAGTGGTACATTAATTAAGTACACACCCTGCTGTGAGGCTGTTATTGTAGGGCGTTACTACTAAGTTAATACATCCTGCTAATTCTATGAGTTAGCAGCAGTGTATCAATTTTGGTACTGTTAGACCTAATCGAATATCCAACGGAGAACAACCATGTCATACTCAAAAACTATGCGTAACATTATAGCAGCACGCCCACGTCCTACTCAATCTGTAGACCGTGTGCTAGCTGATGTTATCTTCTTTGCAGCCCTACAACGTGGTATTCAAGACGTAGACAGCGCAATCCGCTTTGAGTACACTGCTATGGATGTACCTGAATGTGGTCGTGATATCTACGCCATGTATGAGGAAGCCCTAGGCACTGATAGCACGTTTAAAGTGTTCAATGGTGCTAATGATGGTGCGTTGCTGTACTTCTCACCTCAAACTAACCTTGCGTACCGAGCGTTACATGATGTTGACCACGCAAGGGAGTACCGCAATGGGCGTGGTACTACTAAATTAGCTGATGAACTGTACCTGAATTGTTTAATGGCTAAACGTGTGTATATGTACGCTATCAATAACGGTTACACTGAGGCGCAAGCCTTAATGACATTCTTTGCAGTCTATGCTGATACAGTTGGTCAGGTGCATTACTACCGTGATAACAATGACTTTTGTGTAGACCAACGTGCTAATACTGAGCTGCTGTTATCAGAATGTGAGGGCATCAAAGCATTAACGGAAGGTGGCGTTGTACTTGCACGTCTAATCATGATAGGACACCTAAATACGTGCGGTGTGCACTGGGGTGAGTTATGAGTCTACGTAACAAGCACACTAATGGCGCACTCAAGCGTGGTGACAAGCACTTTAACACTTACATGGGCGGTACTACGGGGTACGTGTCTAAAGCGTCCCTGTCAGCCTTTACGTTGCTTAGGTGGCTACTTACGTTTATAGCTGTACTAATTGTAGGCTTCTTCTTAATAACTCAATTTATAGGTGGTTAATATGTCAAAGATAGATGATAAAATTGCGCTAGCATTTGTTAATAAACGTAATGTTACGATTACTAATACTACTGTAAAGGATAGGGCGGTGTACTTACATGGTAATAAAATTGCGTGGATAGACGAAACAGGTGCACTACATATCTCACATTGTGGTTGGCTGACACGTGCTACAATGTCTCGGTTATCTGCTATTTTACACGCCTTTAGCACAGGTATGACTGTGTACTTAAAAGGGGGTGGGTTAGCATGGTACACTAAGGATGGGGTTATTAAACCTTTTGTAGAGCCTATTGCTATAATGCGTTAAATACCTTGTGCCACCATGCAAGCACTGGCGGTGGTACACATGATTTAATTACTTAACTAAGCTCATAAGGAGCACAACATGACTTACAACGAATTAATGCAAGCACACTGCTATGCTACTTTGCAAACAAACGTGCTTAACTCGAATGGCACAACATGGTTATGCGCTGATAATAACCGTTGTAACAGTGGTACAGACTACCGTGTACACGGTAGAGGGTATCGTTGAAACTTGCACTAGCGTACCGAGGTACACACTCAGTGAGTTGTTTAAAGAATACGATGTGTTGCAGGTTGATGTTGATGGTGTTACGCTGTACTAGCAAGTCTAAATATACTCTGTTCGTCTAGCGAGACTAGGACATTGGGCGCTGTCCCAAAAAAAAAACGTGGGTTCGAATCCCACACAGAGTACCCTATTTTATGTAGCTTACCGTGGGCTGCTACTACCAAATGCCTACAAATGTTGGAGATAAAGTTTATGACTAAGAACGTTAAAGCAGCAAAAGCACTGGCAACCCACACCAACGCTAAGCCGTTGATTGAGGGTAAGAAGCTGGGGCAAGTATCTGTTGTTAATCTAAAGGTTGAGCAGGTACTACGTGCTATCTACTTTGGTTTTGATAAGCCTGACTCTTTGCAAGTATCACCTGTGGGTGGTCATGCGATAACCTTATTCAAACCTGATGATTACATTGAGTGTGGTATTGCTGATGCGAAAGGCTACCGTTTAAGCCCTGCTAGTAATAGCGCGTTGATTGCCTTAGGTTATCATCCTACTGCTGTGCTGCTGTGGTTGTCACAGATGAAGTTAAACGGGGAGCCTGTACTTGCAATCAAAGATGATATGCTGGTTGTTCTGCACTGTGCTGCTGCTCAATGTGCTAGAGATATCACCTTTAATTACCATAAGGTAGCTATTGTTAAGGGTAAGCCACGTGTAGTGAGTAAACCTATCCTTGATAACTATAAACGTGTAGGTAAACCCGCACTATTCGCCTAGGAGTACAGCATGTGGGAAGACCCCGAGTTTAGCCACTACCGTAGCGTACTTACGTGCGGGATATTTTCCTAAACCTGATTATACTGGAGTTCTTATGTTAGATTTAAAATTGGTGAATGTTGCATTGACTGCTGAGGAGAAGGCTGAGCGTCGAGAGCTTGAGCGTCAGCGACGTGCTGAGGTCAAAGCACGAGACCTTGGACGTAAACAGAAACGTGCTAACAAGCGCAGCCAAGCCTATTAGGAGACCTATATGTCAATCTTTACCTTACTGTTCGTTGTGTTGTTAGTCCTTAAACTGTTAGGACTTATTAGCATCAGTTGGTGGATTGTGTTCGCCCCACTGGTGGTACTGGTAGTCCTGTTTACTCTTTTAATCCTTTTACCTATCTTTTGGAGAACTAAATGAAACATTCAAATCTAGTTGTTGGTGCAGAAGTACAAGCTAAACTTACCAGCACTTGCCGAGCACGCCCCCATTTAATACTACCCGAGGGTGCTGTATTTACGGTGGAGTTCATATTCAGCGACCCTGATTCTGGATTTCGGTTATCTGGTGAGACCCTAGGGGATGAGTCTGGCTACGGGGAGGCTAAGAACTTCCGTAAGTACAATCCTGAACAGGAGGCTCTCGTAGTTAAGCCCTCAACGGACACCGCACACCAGTACAAGGTAGGTGATAAAGTTCTAGTAGGTGCTGTGGGGGCAGGTAATCACGCAATCGTTAAAGAGTTCGCAGGTAGGGTGTGTCGTATCGCAACGTTATATGCTAACCGTGATGTAGTAAAGATACAACACCCCGATGTTATGTGTGGTAGAAGGTACACATCTAAGGTTGCGTACCTAACGCCTTTTGTGGAGGTACTTGCCGAAGGCGATATTGTTAAGTTAGAAGCTAGTTATGTAACACGGCACGGTGAAGATATCCCCGCAGGTTTATATGAAGTACGTGGTAAGTCCGGGCATAAAGGTTGTGTTGTCCTAGATACAATACATGGGGGTATGGGGCAAGCTACTGTAGAAACTTGCATGTTAACTAAGGTCGGTGAGATTACCAAGGAACAGGACGATGGACAAGCATGAGTGGTTAGCAGATGCTCAACGTGTACCTGTGGGTCAATCCCGCAGGGTATACCACGGGGCAGAGAGTAGACCCAACCTAGTAGTATATAACAACCCTGATTGTTACTCCGCATGGTGTCATTCCTGCCAGAAGTCAGGGTATGTACCTAAAGAAGTATTGCAGCGTGTGGATACGTCCGCACCTGTATTTCATAAGTGCCTCAGTGCAACAGATTGTGTAACGTTACCAGAGCTTGCCAGAGGTCATCCTGAGAAGTTCAAGAGACTTACGCTACTACTGCATAAGAAGCACATGAGTGGTGCTCTAATCGCACCTTACAGCCCTGTGTACAGTCTAACAGATGACCGTTTAGTGTTCACATTCAAGGGTTCTAGTGTAGGTCGTGATTGTACTGAGCGCAGCCATGCTAAGTGGTTGCATTATCACAACACTGCGGAACCTAGGGAGTTCCTGTACTTACAAGGTGAAATTACGCAAGGTACACGGGAGCCTGTTGTATTAGTCGAGGATTTATTCTCTGCTATTAAGGTACATAAGTACACGGGGTTAAGCACATTGTGGTGCAAAGGCACACATATCAGCGATGCTATCATTACGTTCTTAACGTACCCTAAGCGCACTGTTGAGCTGTACCCTGTCCTAGCCTTCGACGGTGATGTAGCAGGACACAAGGCATACCGTACAGCCTCTAAGCGCCTTAGTATTCGAGCTGTACCCTTTACCCATGTGGTTGTACCTGATGGGCTAGACCCCAAGGATTTAAACCACACGGGACTATTAACCCTATTTGAAGGAGTCCTCAATGGGACAGACTAAGAAGTTACGGTGTGCTTACGTTACACCGCGTGACACTGCGGATATTAATCAATTAATATCCGTGTTACAGGGGTCACGTAAAATCTATGACAGTATCAATTTTAAAATTGGTGTGCGTGCCCTAATCTGGTTTAATGTAAATAGTTACTGTCCACAGATAGACTACTACTCCCTATGGGGAGAAGTGGAAGAAGTGTGCTCTGTTAATGAAGTTGCACGCCAGTTACAACTAGCTATGACTTAAGGAGTCAACAATGTCATACGACATAGATTTACTGCGTTACTTTATGCAGCGTAAGCAGTTCAGCAGCACGTATAACACGCTACCTAAAGAGTTGTTTGATATCGATACAACCACCATGCTGAAGTGGTTTAAGCACTACTACAAGATGTATAAAGACGATGCTAGTATTAATGTGCAGCGTCTTACTACATTAATGAAGTTAGATAAGGGTACTGATGATAAGACATTTGCATTAACCAAGCAGATACTTGAGCAGTTAAAAGTACCCATTGACCCTAGTGTGCGGGCTATCATTCTCGAACAATTAGAAGAACGTCGTTTAGCAGGCGAGGTTGGGCTGCTACACAAACAGTTCGAGGATGGTGCCGAGATAGACTTCTCGTATGAGGTACTGCGTGTTGCCCAAGACTCACATAAGCGTCGTAAGATAACGCATAGTGGGGCTTGGGAGGATGGGGATGTATGGCAGATGGTGCAGGAGGATGCAGATAACTCTGGTTACCTGTTTGACTTCTTACCACGTACGTTCTATATGAAGTTAAAGGGTGTCAACGTAGGTGATAACATCTGTATCGGTGCGCCTACTAACAAGGGCAAAACGTCCTTCCTAGTTAACATCGCTATTACTTTTGCTAAGCAGCACAAGGTCATGTACCAGAAGTATCTCGATATGGTGCAGGATGAAGCGTGGGTAGAGCCTAATGAGTTCAAGCCTATGGTTTGGCAGCCTGTACTCTACCTTGTAAATGAGGGTACTGCACGTAAGATAACGCCACGTGTGTACCAAACAGCGTTGGGCTTGAATAGACAGCAGTTGTTTGACTTGGGTGCCAAGGGTGGGTTGGATGCTAAGTACCAAGAGGTCATGGGTAGACGTGATGCTATCCGCTTAGTGAATGTTCATGGCATGAACGTTGGTGAGATTGCACGTGTGATTGAGCAACACAGCCCATTCCTAGTCATTACTGATATGACTGGACGCATACGTGTTAACTCTAACAGTGGTGCTAACGATGTTCAGCAGCTTGAGGAAGTGTGGGAGAACATGCGGGTTCAAGCTGCTATCAATAGCTTCATCCATGTTGGTACTATCCAGATTAGTGCTGAGGGTTTCAATAACTATTATCCACCTATCAGTGCAGCCCAGAACAGTAAGACGGGTGTGCAGACAACGTGGGACTTAGCTATCTACATTGGAGCCATGAGTACCCCTGCTGAGGGACAAGAGGGTGTCCGTGGTATCAGTACCCCGAAGTCTAAACTAGCCCGTAGCGGGGAGAAGGATGAGATACAGGAACTCACGTACTTCACTGCTGAGACTAATATATGGAAGGGTCAGGAAGATGATTGAGTTAGACAGTCTGTGGAGGGAGAACTCCACAGGTAAGTTGGTACAGGTACATTGGGTTAGTACCGTGTTAGTAAGCTACGTGTTCCCTAAAGAGCACCCTGATGAAGAACGCACAGTACGTACGGTTAGACAATTCAGTTTCTTACAAGACTTTACAAAGGAGATTCAAGATGGCTCAGGTTTATAACGATTTAAAAGTAGGTGATACAGTACGTCGAACTGCATGGGTGCCTACGCGCCTACAAACAGACTACCCTATTATGCAGGTAGGTGCTGAGTTCGTTGTTGATGATATATGTTGTCGGCCTAAAGTATACTTCAAGGCGACAGGTTGCATCGGGTGGTCATTAAATGGCTTTGAGAAGGTCACTAAGGACGCACAAGAACCTTTGACTGCTAACGCTGCTGCTGAGCTTCTAATCGAGGGTACAGAGCAGTTACAGTACCATGTACAGGATACGTGGTATGATGTGAGGCACCCTAACTTATGGACTGTTGCGGACTTGCGTGAAATAACCTTTCGTGTTAAGCCTGTACCTAAGACCATTAAGATTAATGGTGTGACTGTACTTGCACCTGTAAAATTGAAGCGGGGTACGCCGGTATATTATCCGTGTATATGTCGGAGTAATGTACAGCGCGATTTTGTAGGTGATAGTATAACTACCTACTGGGCTACACGAGAGGGTGCCCAAGCAGCGTTAGATGCCATGTTACTACCCCTCAAAGAACTATAATCTATGTAGTACGTAGGCTTCTATTTAGAATAGTGTAAGTACTTGATATCGCTAGACTAAATCAGAAGTCGGACGTATAAGATATAAACAACGATATAAACAACAGAGGATACTCAAATGTCTTGGTATATAAATGATTTAGAGACACAGAATCATAAGTGGTTCGGGGCAGTAGCTTCCCCGTTCTGTCCTGATAACTATGTAGTAGCAGCAGGTTGGTGTATTGATAATGGTGAAGTACAGCATAAGTACTTTGATAGTAAAGAAGAAGCAGACTCATCTACTTGGTTAGCTGATAGCTTAGTAGGTCAGAAGATATACGTAGCTCATAATGCTACGTTTGAACTACATTGGTTGTTACATAGACATAAAGATGTAATACTCGATTGGGTTAAACAAGGTGGTCGGTTATATTGCAGCCAGTATGCGGAATTTCTACTAAGTAACCATACTAATCAGTACCCTACACTAGAAGATTGTAGTGTTAAGTACCGTGATGAAGGTATGAGTGAGCATGACGTTAAGAAGATTGATGAAGTTAAGATTCTATGGGGGCAAGGTGTACTCACCGCTGATATCGATAAAGAACTTCTACTTAGTTATCTATGTGATGATGTACATGGTGACATAGCGAATACTCGACGTGTATGTTTCAAGCAGGTAGCTGAGCTAAAGCGTAGAGGTATGTGGAAGATGTTTCAGATACGTATGGATAGTTTACTGTTCAATGCTATCGCTACATTTAATGGGTTATATGTTAACCAACCTATTGCGGAGAAGAACTTAGCAGTACAGCTACAAGCTATTGAGGGGTTACAGGACAACATCTTAAAGCAGTTGCCCCCTGACCTACCAGAGGAGTTAGAGTTCTCGTTCACGAGTGCGTACCATCGTTCTGCGTTCCTGTTTGGTGGGGATATTAAGTACCGTAAGAAAGTACCGTATAACCCTGTTAAGTTCGAGAAGGTTAACTGTTACTTATTTAAAGGTTCGCCTGATGTGTACACCCCTATAGCACAGGCTCCTGATAATCTAGAGGATTATCTTAATCTGGTGCGTTATGTTTCGGGGAAGAATAAAGGTAAGCCTAAAGAGTTCTTAGTGGACAGTGCTACTGAGAAATTAAAATGGGAGAAAGATGCTTATACGTTCAAGGGTTTAATTAACCTCAAGGAACTTCCTAAGCACGTATCTGAGCAGTACCTAGGCAAGCGTGCAGAGTTCAAGGGCAAGCGTGACCTCACGTGTGGCACCCCTGTTTACAGTACAGGTGCAGCTTCACTAGATATCCTAGCTAGCTTCACTGACGTAGCTAAGCCTATCAAGCAACTGGCTACACTACAGAAGGATACGGGTACGTACTACCGTATGGAGAAGGCTAATGGTGACGTGACGGGTATGCTTCAGTTCGTTGAGCCAGATAGTATCATTCACCATAACTTAAATAACTGTGCTACCATCACAGCCCGTCTAAGCGGTACTAGACCTAACATGACTAACCTACCTCGTGCAGATGAAGATGATGAAGGTAATATGAAGTCTCGTGTTAAGGAAATGTTTACTTCACGCTTTGGGTCTGAGGGGCGCATTGTGGAGGTTGATTACTCTGCACTGGAGGTAGTAGCACTGGCTGCTATATCAGGCGACAGCAACCTCATGAAGATGCTTACTGAAGGTATCGACATGCACTGCTACAGATTAGCAGCTAAATTAGGAGAGGATTACGATGAAGTCAAAGCGAATTGTAAGGATGCGACGCACCCAGAGCACGCACGGTATTCCAATATGCGTACCGCTATTAAACCACGGGCGTTTGCCCACCAGTACGGTGCATCAGCAGCAGGTATTTCATATAGCACTGGTTGCTCACTTGAAGAAGCGGAGGAGTTTAAGGCTATTGAGTTCAAACTGTTCCCACAATCCAATGCGTACCCTACTGAGGTTGTTCGCCCAGAAGTTGAGAGTACTGGTCTTATGGGTTTACCTGAACGTGAAGTCAGTGACGCTGGTATCTGGAGTATCTACAGACGTGGAACGTTCCAAGCCAAGTCTGGCACCACTTACTCATTCCGACAGTACAATCAATGGCGGGAAGGGCAGCAAGTCCTAGACTACAAAGATACCCAGATAGCTAACTACTGGTGCCAAGGTGAGGCTTCATTCATTGTACAGGCTGCTTGTGGTCGTGTTGCTAGAGAGTTCCTGAAGCGTAACGACTTCAATGGTAAGGTTAAACTTATCAATACTGTACATGATGCAATCTACCTAGATGCTGCTACAGAGGAGCTTGCTATTGAGGCTGCTGTGGTAGTACGGGAGATTATGGAGGACACCCCTAGATGGTTGTCTGAGTGTATCCCTGCACTAAAAGAGTGGGGCTATGATGTTGTACCCTTCCCAGCACAAGCTGAGCAAGGTGCTAGTATGGCTATTAAGAACCATGTACACTAAGTACTTGTAAACAAAGACTTTAAATAGAAGTCGGACGTATAAGTACGTACAAGCTCTAAACAAATAAACTAATTAATTACTAGGAGATAACTTATGGGTATTCTAAACGCGATTGCATCTGTAAACGTAGACCAATTATCTGACATGACTGCTGTTAAAACTGGTGGCGGTGGTCGTGGACTTCTACCTAAAGGTACTGCATTAGTACGTCTGTGCTCGTACATCGAGTTCGGTTCACATATCCAAACCTTTGCTGGTCAGGCTAAACCAGCAGCACCTATCTTCCAACTAGGTTTTATGATTGTTGGTGGTGTAGGTCTTAAAGAAGATGGTACACCAGAGAAGTACGTACTTGAAGAAGGTAAGTACCCTATGATTACTACCTTTGATACAACCATGAGCTTACATGAGAAGGCTAAGGCTGTTAAGTACTTCAATGCCCTTAACCGTGTAGGTAACAAGGCTACTCACTTCGTACAGAAGGTACAAGAGCAATGCTTGTATGCCCTACCTATTGGTCATAAGGTTGCTACAGGTGGGCGTAACGTAGGTAAGGTTGTACAGGACATTGACTTCGCAGCACTACAGGTTGCCCTAGACCAAGAGACAGGTCTACCACGTAAAGCAGCAGAGCTTAAAGAAGAACATATCCAAGTGTTCTTGTGGAACCAACCAAGTGAAGCGATGTGGAATAGTATCCATATTGAAGGTGCATGGGATGAAGTTAAAGATGAGAAAACAGGTGAGGTTAAGTATCCTGCACGTTCTAAGAACTTCTTACAAGAGAAGTGTCTCGCTGCTGTTGACTTTGAGGGTTCTGCATTGCAGGTTCTATTGAGTGAGCTAGGTACAGAGTACACGATGCCTGAGCTACCTACGGCACCAGAAGCTACTCCAGACGTACCAGAGGTTCCTACAGAGGTTCCTACGGGCACTGTACCTGCTGTACCTGAGCTTGATGATTAAGATATCCAGTTCTAAATAGTAGTACCTAATGTTAGGCAGGGTGCTTAGGTGCCCTGTACTAGCAACCTTATTCTTATAAATATACTGGAGAACAATATGAGTTTTGAACATACTGCTGATGACTTCAACGATGACGATGCGTTAGAGCACTTGGCTTGGGAACGTGAGCAATCTCTACGTGCCTGTGGTAACTGCGGTCATGTATTAGCTGGTAGAGTTGAGTGTGATTTCTGTGGGGAGCGTTTAGATGATTAACATGGCGAACTTCGGTATCTCGCAAGAGACACTAACCTCTAATATGTTCAAGCCTAGTGGTTCAGATGACCGTGTGCTGCTATACGATGGTGACATTGCTTGCTATGCACAGACAGCAGGTGTTAGGACTTTACCTACAGCTCAACGTCGCTTAGAGAAGGATATCTTAACTATGATGTTCTTAGCCAAGTGTAGCACAGCACGTGTTCACCTAACCCCTAGAGGCTGCTTAAAGAATAACAGGCATCTATTACTGGGTGCCCAACCTTACCAAGCTAACCGTAAGAGTGGTAAGAAGCCTGAAATGTTAGAGCCTCTACGAGACACAGCCGAGCTGTACTTCCGTGACCATCCAGATATTAAAGTTCTTGCACATTATGATATAGAGGCGGATGATGGTTTAATGTCAGACCATTACAGTATGTCTAATGGTGTTCTAGTAAGTGCTGATAAGGATTTATTAATCAGCCCTAAAGAGCAGTACATGACAGATACAGGTAAGTTTATTGCGCTACCTGAGGGTGAGCGTTTTGGTTGGATAGCACGTAAGGATTGGAACACGCCTTCTGGTAAGCTGAACAGTAAGTGCGTAGGTAAGGGTACTGCTTTTTTCTTAGCTCAAATGTTGATGGGTGATACTGCTGATAATGTGAAAGGTATCTTGAAGTTAGATAATAAGTTATGTGGTATGGTAGGCGCATTGAGTGCCCTAGAGCATGTTACTTGTGAGCATGAGGCAGTCAATATAGTGTTAGATGGTTACCGTATCATAGACCAAAACCCCGTGCCAGAAGGTCAGGCAATGTGGCTGTTGCGTAACCGTGAGGATAACGTATATAAGTACCTCACAAGTAATGAGTTAACGTCTGAGAATAAAGCCTTCTTAGAAGATTGTTTCTATAACCGTAAGTGGTGTATAACACAAGATGAGTACAACGATATGAGTACAGAGCAGTACGCTCAATTATTTGAATAGGAGTACGTATGTTAGATGCATGTATAGACCACGGATGTAAAGGTTACGGTTTAGGTTACGCTACAGCGTGGATTAAACTACCTTGCGGTAAGAAATATAGCAGTACACGGCACCGTAAAGTATTCTATGAGGCTACTGGTGAGTTACCTGAGGTAGTTAGACACAAGTGTGATAACCCTAGATGTATTAATATTGAGCACTTAGAAGGGGGTACTCATGTGGATAATATGAGGGATTGTAAAGAACGTGGACGGCAGGGAGATACTAGAACTTTTGGTGCAGCTAACGGTAGGACAGTGCTAACCCCAGAGAATGTACGTGCTATACGAGCCTCATATCGTAAGAACTCCCGTGAACACGGTCTACCAGCATTAGCTAGACAGTTTGGTGTAGGCGCATCACAGATACATCGTGTAATTAAAGGAGTCCATCATGTCGCGACCCTTGAATAAAATTAGTAGGTCACAACTCTACAGTGTTACTATGATGCTACTTAAAAAACAAGGTGGTGTTTGTTTAGTATGTGAGAAGGAAGTTGATGTGCGTACACAAGGACGTTCCAGTGCCTACGTCGTAGACCATTGTCATGAATCAGGGGAAGTGCGCGGAGTTCTACACAGGTCATGCAACGCAGCTCTTGGAAAAATAGATAACGCTGCTGGTAGGTGGGGTGCTAAGTCTATGAAATACGAGGATATTATACCTTACCTAAAGAAAGTGGTCGCCTACTACGATTACGTAGCTGAGAATGGTACTGGCTTAGAATATCCTGACCATAAATCACCTGAGCAGAAGGCTGAGGCAACTAAACTTAAACGACGTAAAGCATACGCTGCTGCAAAAGCTAAGACAGCCATGGCTAAACGTAAGACTACGGGGAAATAATATGAGTACTACTATGCAAAGTTTTAATGGTTTAGAGTTAGAGCTGGGACAGAAGGTTATCATTGCTGGTGGTTCCCCACAGTGGCTCAAGAAGGGGGTGGTAACCAGTATCGGGAAGAAGAAGGTAACAGTGCTATGTAAACACCCAGAGCACAGTGGTATTCAGAATCACTACCCACGCTATCCTGAGCAAATCATAAATAACATCACTTGGCATGGAGCAATATATGAGTAAGCATTACAGTAAATTAAAGTTCAGTCAACAGAAAGTCCTTGAGCTTTATAATTTACAAGGTCTGAGTTATAATCAGATTGCAGCCCAGACTGGTATCGCTTATGACACGTGTTATGGTATCGTGCAGAGACTAGGTTCCGAGTACCCACGAGCAGTCATTGAAGCACAGAAACGTCTACCTACTATCTTTGTCATTGGTGATACACAAGTCAAGCAAGGTATTGACCTAGCGTACTTGAAATGGATTGGGCATTACATTGCACGTAAGAAGCCTGATATCATTGTACATATAGGTGACCACTATGACATGCAGAGCCTATCTAGCTATGATAAAGGTACTCTGAAGGCAGAAGGTAAACGTGTACGTGAGGATATCGAGGCAGGTGATGAAGGTATCCGCCTAATTGATGCTGAGATTGCTAAGGTGCAGGGTTACAAGCCTCGTAAGGTAGTAACACTAGGTAATCATGAGCACCGCATTGACCGCTTTGTACAAGAGCACCCCGAGCTGGAAGGTTATATGGGTACTGAGCTACTTGAGTTCGGTAACGGTGATTGGGAAGTACATCCGTTCCTGAAGCCTGTATCTATTCATGGTATTAACTTCATTCACTTTGTACCTAACCCTATGACTGGTAAGCCTTATGGTGGTACTGTCCAGAACATCCTAAAGAACTGTGGTACATCCTTTGTGATGGGGCATAAGCAGGTGCTTGATATTGCACTACGTCCTACACCGCTAGATGGTAAGCACCAGATTGGTGTTATCGTTGGTGCCTGTTACCAGCATGATGAAGGCTATAAGGGCTTCACAGGCAACAATCACTTCCGAGGCTGTGTGATGCTCACTGAGGTTAAAGACGGCTTTGCTTTACCTTCACCTGTATCATTAGAGTACATGCAGAAGGTCTACGACGCTAATCATTAGGAGCTAGTATGGTATTTAATCGTATAATGTTAGTAGTATTATCTTGTTTAGTTTTCTGGTTATCTTTAAAAATATAGGAGCTTAGTATGGGTATTAAAGTAGGTATTTTAGGATTAGCTGGCGCTGGTAAAGACACCTTCGCAACGCTGTTACAGCAGTACCTAACGGACTTCACTATTGACCGTTATGCAGCCCCGCTTAAAGAGTTAACTGCTAAAGTTTACGGTTGTACCCTAGAAGAACTGGAGGACAGAGTGTTCAAGGAGCGCCCTCAGCAGGTTAATCGTGACGACATGCTGCACTCTGTGTACCACTGCTTAGACCGTGTGCTGTTATTTACAGATGCGGAGCTTGATAAGGCTTCTGAACTATACTTTGAACACCTCGGGTCAGCTAGCGCTATCTCACCACGAGAGTTCCAGCAGCGAGTTGGTACGGATGTAGTACGTGCTGTGAAACCTGCTGCATGGGTAGACTACTTGCAAAACAAGGACGCTAATCTCATCGTGGCTGATGTGCGCTTTGAGAATGAGCTTTGTGATTATAACATATTAGTTATGCGTGCAGTAGGTGTACCTAAACCTACACATACCTCTGAACACTTAGCATGGGATTTAGAGTACGATGTTGGGCTTGATTTACCGCCCTGTATGTCACTGCTAGATAACGATGTGGATACAACTTTAGAAGATTTAGAACGTGCAGCCAAACAACACGCCCATAGCATCCGTAAATTATAGGAGCCTTATATGTCAGACCTGTACAGTAAGCAGATAGCACTAGAAGAAGAATACTCTACCAATAGTCTAATCGCTGGACAACAACAAATCCTTGATGCTTTTAAACAAGGACGTGCAGCAGATGTAGGTGCAGGTCGTATATTACTGGCTAAGGCTTATGGGGCTGGGCTTGTACATTTCCAAGCGTTCTTACAGAAGAAGGCTTCAGGGTTAGCTGGCAAGTACCGTAAGTTACTTCATGGTGCAGCAGCAGACGTACTGGTAATGGCTGCTTTACGTGAGGTTATCAATGGTTGTGCTCAACCTGAACCTCAACCTATGCAGGATGTTATCCGTAGTATCGGACGTGTAATTGAATCTGAATGTATGCTCGCGACTATGGAGCAAGTGAACGGTCGTTATACGGATAGAACGGTAGAGTACTTAGATTCAGCAGGTACTAAATCAGTTAATCATCGATACAGAACATTCCTAGCTGGTGCCCGTAACATGGGTATGGACTGGGAGCAGTGGTCACTACCTGAACGTATCAGTACAGCTAGATTGTTACTTACTGTACTATACGAGGCTACAGGCTTATTCAAGTGGTGTACTAACCAATACAGTACTGGTTCATCTATGTACTACTTACAAGCCTCTGACGAACTCGCTAAGCACTTTCAAGAGGTACAGAGTGCAGCACGTGCTATCGTACGTCACCCACCTATGCTGATTAAGCCTATGGCTTGGGAGAATCAGTTTGATGGTGGTTATCTGACTGAGTGGTTCCGTCACCATGCACCTATGTGTGGTCTACGCTTCATCAAGAAGGAACACAAGCAGTGGGTTATTGAGACACTAGGTAGCCCTACAAGCGCCCCTGTGCGTGCTGCCATGTCTAAAGCACAGTCAGTACCTTATAGAGTTAATAAGGACGTGCTGGCTATACTACGCAAGGCTACAGCTATGCGTGTGGGTATCCTAGGCTTACCATCCTTCCAACCGTTAGTCCAGCCTGAGTTCCCTTTAGGTGATAACTGGCAGAAGGATGAGGCTACTCTTAATGAGCTTGAGCAGTTCCAGTTCTGGAAAACTCAAATGGCTGCATGGTATACCTCTGAGAACAAACGTAAAGGTCGTCACACAGGTATCCTAAGTAGACTCACAGAGCTATCTCGCTACCAAGATGAGTTGGAGTTATACTTCCCGACGTTCATTGATTGGCGTGGACGCTTGTACTTCCGTAGTAACTTGAACCCACAATCCTCAGATGCAGTGAAAGGTTGTATTGAGTTCGCTAATGGTAAACGTTTAGGTGAAGATGGTCTGAAATGGTTGAAAGTCTATGTGGCTAACTGCTGTGGTTTTGATAAACATGACCCTGATATTAAAGCTAAGTGGACAGACGATAACTGGGTACAAATTGTTGATTTTATTAACAATCCTTTAGAAGTAGATGCACCAGAGGCAGATACAGCCTTTACGTTATTGCAGTCAGGTTTAGCATTACAAGAAGCATTGGCAATGCCAGACCCACGTGACTACATCTGCCACGTACCTGTAGCTATGGATGCGACTTGTTCAGGTCTACAACATCTATCAGCACTAACCCGTGACCCAGTAGGTGCGTACTATACGAACTTAACAGATAATGGTACTGAGCAGAAGTCTGATATCTATACTCACGTAGCCTCTATTGCAGATGCTAACAAAGCTGAGTACAGTACACGTAAGACCCGTGTAGACGGTAAGGTTACAGACGTAGTTCATGACGCTACGTTAGAACATTACTGGAAGGAGACACCTATCAGCCGTAACATGGCTAAGACACCAGTGATGACTTATGTATACGGTAGTACGCTATTAAGTACTATCGACACTATTGCTTTAGAAATGGCTGATTCAGGTATGGATGTGATTAAGGGCGCCGACGGTAAGGTAGTTTACAGCTTGCCAGCGTTAGCTACCCCAGTTGGTAAGGCATTGCGTGCAGGAGTTATAGCAACTGTACCAGAAGCTACCCGTATGATGCAGTACTTGCAAGGGCTTGTACGTAAGCACAAAGAGCACTGTATGCAGTGGGTAAGTCCTGTAGGTGTGCCTGTAGTGAATTGGGCAGAAGGTTCTGAGGTTAAAGTTATCAAGATACGTTCAATGGGTGTAGTTGAGATTGTATTCACCCTACGTGATAACAAGTACAATACCCGTATAGCTAGTAACGGTATCGTACCAAACTTTGTGCACTCTAATGATGCAGCCCACCTATGTATGACTATCAATGACTTTGATGGTGACATACTACCTATCCATGACTCATTCGCTACACACCCATCTGACGTAGCAGCAATGCACACTTCATTACGCAGTACCTTTGTGACACTGTACTCACAGTATGATATGGAAGCATTTTTAGACTCGAACAATATAGATAAAGGGGAATATCAAATACCTGAGCAGGGCAACCTAGACTTAGATGCAGTACTTGAAGCACGCTATATGTTCGGCTAACGGGAGAATCTATGACATTTTTAGACTACGTATTAGACTTACTACATAAGGTTAAGTTCAAACAGTGTAGGGATTTAATTGTCCCTGTACTGACTATACCTATACTTATTGGTATGTACTTTATCAGTGCAGTTGTATTCTTATTATTGGTTTTCATGCCATTTCTACTACTGGTTCCTCTAATCCCGTAAGTACATGATAAGTATAGCTTAAATCAGAAGTCGGACGTATAAGGAGATATAATCATGGGTGCAGTTAAATTACAGAATACAGTACCAGCATTTACCTTAGAACAGGTACAGTGGTTGAATAGAGCATTCCCTGAGAATACAAACATTAATGCTACTGCTGACGAGTTATTTAGTAGCCAAGGTTCACGTAGAGTAGTAAAGCGTATTGAAAGTCTGTACTACGAACGAATCCGACAGAATAGTAAATAGGAGGTTACATGGGTATTTTTAGTGCTATTAAGAAGGGCTTAAAGAAAGTCCTCAAGTTGACAGGTATTACAAGTGTCCTTAAACCCGTTAAAGGTCTATGGGACAATTTAACAGGTAAGACCGCTGCTAAGAATATGGCTAAGTCACAGGAGGCTCAGTTGAAACAACAGGCTGAACAGGCTAAGTTAGATGCTTCTAACGAGGTGGATAATGTCACCAAGTTTGATGACTCTGGTGGTGGTGGTTTAGATTCTGATACACGTCGCAAGAAACGTTCTGCTGGTGCTTATGGTAGTGGTATTGGTTTAGTGGTATAATTATTCAGGAGACACTATGATTAATCCAGAGTTAAAACAGTCACACAAAACATTGTACAGCAAGTACCGTGATGATGTGTTACTATCCAAATTAGAGAGTTATGCCCTCTGGACTATCCCATCTGTGTTTCCAAAGGATGTTAGTGCAGGGCAATACAATAACGCAGAGATTGAATATGACTGCCAAAGTAAGGGTGCATTAGTTGTGAACAGACTGGCTACGAAACTAGCTCGAACACTGTTCCCTGCTAATACATCCTTTTTTCGTATTGAAGTAAATGATGAACTCAAGGACTTGTTCAAAGAGCAACAGATTGATGATATCATCCAGTATGAGAACAGAGCATGTGCTCGTATATTCTTAAACGCCTCCTACGCACAATTAGTACAAGCGTTACGCTTACTGATTATTACAGGAGAGTGTTTACTACACCGTGTTGATGAGGCTATTCGAGTCTACAGTCTACGCGATTATGTAGTTAAACGCAATAACGTAGGACAAGTCTTAGACATAGTTATATGTGAAGAAAAGTTCTATGAAGAATTACCAGAAAATGTACAGGTACTTATTGGGCAACACCCAGTAGACCACGTTGTAAAGATGTACACACGTTGTAAACTCCAAGCTAACAAGTCTTGGCGGGTAACACAAGAGATTAATGGTGAGGATATTGGTACAGATGTAGTATACCGCAATAAGCTATGCCCGTACATCCCCGTAACATGGAACTTCGTCAATGGCGATAACTATGGTCGTGGTTATGTAGAGGACTACGCTGCTGATTTATACAAGCTATCTGAAATGAATAAGTCACTAGCTGACTATGAATTTGAATCTTTACGCTTACTCCACTTAGTTAACCCCGCAGGTATCTTTGATACACAAGCAGCTAATGATGCTGTGAGTGGCGATTACATCCAAGGTGACCCTAATATGGTTGCACCTTACGAGGGTGGTGATTGGCAGAAGATTCAGCAGATTAATGCGAACCTACAGCAAGTAGAAGCTCGATTAGATGTAGCCTTCATGTACACGGGCAATAATAGAGATGGCGAAAGGGTTAAAATAACAGCCCTTATAAAATTTAGTTAAAACGGTGGAAGTCTCGAACAGATAATACCGTGATAATTTCAACTTTAACGATACGGAGATTTATATGTATCAGAAAGTTAAGCTAAACAGTAAATATGAGATTGACACTAATGGTGTCGTATATAACAGTTCAACAGGTCGTGCTATGCGAGGCACTACCATCACACGTAAGAACCGTTACGTGAAAGCACATTTAGATAAGTTCTATTTAATTCATAAGCTAGTTATGGAAACCTTTGTAGGTACATGCCCAGTCGGTTATACTATTGACCACATTGACGGAAATAGGTACAACAATGCCCTTAATAACTTAGAGTACGTAACTCATAGTACCAACGTAATACAAAGTCGTAAGCAATTACAGCATCGTGGGCAGTACGGTACAGATATAGGTACATCTAAACTTACACTTGAGCAAGCACAGCAAGTACATGCTTTAAAAGATAGTGACTTAACTGCTAGACAGATACGGGATAGGTTAAAGCTCCCTGTGTCGCTTACCGCTATTAAACACATCCGTAGAGGTAAGACTTGGAAAGTCGCCCTATCAGGTGATATTCCTATTGCAGTCAATCCTACAGGCGAACTGCGTGAACCTTTACCTGTACACAATAAGATTATTACAGACAAAGAAAGTGAAGTACTCCAAGCTAATATGCACCGTCTGCGTCAGCATGGTGGTACTACAGGCTTATCTATAAAAGCATTACTAACAGACTTAGATTTAAACCACATCGCAAGTGGTACAGCGTACGCTCATATACGCAATATACGTTTAGCCAAGAAATGATTGTAACGACTATCCCGAAAGGGAGTAGGGTCAAGTGACTCGAAACACTAAAGTACTTATTGTAAGTACAAGATTTAGTCTACTCTGCATGGGGACATGCAGCAGTTCATAAGAGAACGGGCTGGGAATTAACGAACCCAGTTGAATATAAAGGAACGGCTTATGAGATTCGACAGAACGCTGAGGAAGCAGAGCAAGTCTTAGGTGGTGTGTACTCACAACTCAGTCAGAACATGCACCTTCCACTAGCTTATTTATTGCTACATGAAGAAGAACCCACAATCATTAATGATATTGACCGTGGTAACATTAGTCTAAACATTCTAACTGGTCTACAAGCACTATCACGCTCATCTGAAAACCAGAACTTAGTGATTGCAGCTTCAGAGATTAACGCGGTAGTTCCAGCCTTTACAGGTTTAGGTCTATCCAAGAAGTGGAAGCTAGACTCTATTGCAGAGTTCATCATGGCAGCTAATGGTGTAGATATTACAGCACTACAGTACACTGAAGAAGAAATGATACAGATGCAAGAAGCAGAAGCAGAAGCTAGTGCAGCTAGCCAGATGCAAGCTCAAGCAATGGGTCAAGGCGCTGGTGGCGGTGGACAGTTAGCAGGACAAGAATCAGCAGTTGATGCACTTAACGCCTCACGGGGCATGATGTAATAGGAGATTTATATGACAGATTCAGTTACAGGTATTCCAAGTATTCCAGCAGGTGCTCAATTAGGTGGTGCGGGTGCAGCAGAGAATCAAGCACAAGCACAACCACAGTATCAAGCTACACCAGACCCAGTAGCACCTGCACAGGAGCCTCAAACAGCACCAGTACCTCAAGTACCCCAAGCGGGTCAGGAAGTACTTAAAACTAATGAGACTGTACAAGTCAATCCTTATAAAGATACTGACACAACTGGTACGGAAGCTGGTGCCACGTATGTAGAAACGTCTATTAAACATCTTAGTGGTGAGTTAGGCGTAACCTCAGAAGCCTTTGATTCTGTTATTGAGAACGCATTAAAGCATGGTGATATCTCACTGATTAATCCACATGCCCTAGGTAAAGACCTGACCCCTGAACAGACTATCCGTGTGCAGCAACTTGCACAGGCAGCAGTTCAAGAGGTACAGCAAGGTATCCAGAACGCTAAGAACACAGCCTATAATGTTGCTGGTGGTGAAGCTGAATGGAATACTGCTGTAGGCGCGTTTAATGCTAATGCACCACAGGATATCCAAGAGTACGTATCATTCTTAGCTGATAGAGATATCACTAAAGCTGCGAACTATGTAATTAACTACAACAAGCAGGGAGGTTATGTGAATCAAGAAGTACAAGCACCTATTGGCGGTGGTACTGGTAACGTAAGCACAGGCTTGTCTGCTGCTGAGTACAGTTCTGAAATTGGTAAGATTGAACGTGAAGCAGGTAATCGTAGTCTAGGTTCACCACAATTCGCACAACGTATTGCTGACATTGATGCACGACGCACTTTAGGCCGACAACAAGGTAAGTAGTAAACCCGTGTAGGAGATAACTCTTACCGTATATGATTTAAGGAGAATACAATGGCTCAAGCAATTACCCCGATTCACGCAGGTTTTACCACACGTCCCCACCACGGAGGCGCACTCTCTAATGTAGACCAACACCTAGAGAAGTATGATGGTATCCGTGATTCACGTTTTGAATACACCTCACAGTTCCTAGCCTTCAGTTCACAACGTTCTGTTGCTGATGAAACCAATAACTACCGTATTGACCGTCTGAATACTTCTGAAGTTAAAGGTCGTGGTGTTGGTGATGATATCCTAGCACAACGTGTCACGTCAGACAAGGTTAACATTATTGTCGAAATGATGATGTACATTAGAAATCCCATCGATTACCTTGACCAATGGACTTCACCAGATTATCTGCCAGATATGGCACGTAATAATGGTACTGCATTTGCCAAGGCGTACGACGAAGCACATATTATCCGTCTACAGAAAGCTCGTGATTGGACTGCACCAGCGCACTTGAAGCCAGCCTTCAACGATGGTATGTCTGTAGCTGTGTCTGTTAAATCAGGTGCTTCACTAACTGCTCAAGACCTAACACAGAACGCTGAAGCGTTGTACTTAGCTATTGGTAAACTTATTGAAGAAATGACTGTACGTGATGTACCCCTAGATGACATGATTTGCTTGGTAACACCTCGTCGATTCTCTGAGCTATTAGAGCATCCGAAATTACTTAACAAAGACTTCACTGCTGATAATGGTGATTACGCTGGTCGTCGTGTTGTACACGTACAAGGTATCACTGTTGTACAAAGCACTGCCTTCCCTAAAGCTGCGGTAACTAACCACATTCTTAGTACTACTGTTAACGGTAATGCGTTCAACGCAACTGCTGATGACATTAAAGGTGAAATCATCATCTTCTCTAAGTCTATGTCTTTGATTACTGTGACTGCTAAGCCATTCACTTCACGTATGTATGATGACCAATCTAACATGACTTGGGTACTTGACTGCTACACCATGTACACTGTCGATTTACGTCGTCCTGATACTGTTGGTGTTGTACTGGTTACTGAAGTTCCAAAGGTATAACAACTTTGCCCTAACTGTACCAACTCATGTAGTTGGGTTTATCAGTTAGGGTTTTTCTGTGTTTGGTAATTTAATAATAGGGGAGTATCATGGCTAGTTTAGGTGAGGTGTCTGTAGATGTGTTGTACCCAGAGGGTGCAGCTGATGTGGGTACATCTAACACTGTCATTAATCAACAAGATAGTACACCCATGATGTTATGGGTAGGTACTAAGGTACAATATGATGCTATCATATCAAAGGACAGTTCCGTGCTGTACATGGTAGACGAATGATAAAACAAATATTCTACCGAGGTATAGAACGTACTAAAGCATATTTAGGTGTAGCACAAGTATGGAGTTCTATCTGGCTACCAACTCAGCTATTCCAAAACGGTGAGCAAGGCGTATGGTACGACCCTAGTGATTTAAGTACATTGTTTCAAGACGCTGCAATGACAATTCCAGTCACGGCTAGTGGTGACCCTGTTGGTTTAATATTAGATAAGTCAGGTAATGGCAACCATGCTACGCAGAGTGTAAGTGCTAGTAGACCTACTTATATGGCTGATGGTGTATTAAATTGGATTAGCACAGATGGTGTAGATGATTATCTAAATATTCCAAGTTTGAATTTAACTAATGGTAGTTTTGCGTTAGGGCATAGGGTAAATTCTACAACAACAAGTTCTATTCAAGCTATTTTATCAAGGGGTTCGGGGGGCTATATAACAATGAATGCGCTCTACTGGGGGAGGAATAATGGAGGTGGGGTTAACAACTCAAGCGTAGGTGTAAAATCACCGCAGTCAATAATAGGTAACTTAACAGGGGAGCTTGTTGAATACCAAGACTCAAAAGGTACTATCGGTAGTGCTGTAGGTGGTGCTAGTAGTGGTTTAAGCTCTGCTATATTTTTGTTTGCATTTAGTGGTAGCTTAGTAGCTCCGGCTAAAGGGAGTTGGACAGGCATCGTGATAAGAGAAACTAGATTGACAGGTGCAGAAAAATCTAACATCTTTAATTATTTAGATAAGAAATCAGGAGTCACATTATGAGTGAATATAAGCACAGAATGACAATAGTAGTGCCTGAACTGCTTATATCACAAGCAAACCAGCTTGCACTAATAGCAGGCGAAAGTCCTGATGATGTCAATACGTTTACTAACGCTAACTGGCAAGATGTAGACGGTAATATATACGCTGTTTGTAGTACAGTCATCAAGCCGATTGTGTTGCAGATGTTTGGTCAGCCAG